AGCATCTTGATCACCTGTCTCCATATTCAATTCACCTAATTCATTTTCATAATTTAGGTTGCCAATGATCTCAACTCCTTCATCAGCAAGGAGGATATCTAATTGTCCTTGAGAGATCTTTTCGTATTCTTCAAATTCATAGTCAAACCCTTCTACATAGTCCCAACGAATAATACCATTCTTCCAGAGCAATGCACTTTTAATCCATGTTTGAATTAATTCCCATCCATTGTTCTGTTTAAAGATTGCGTAGTTGGTAATCATAGAGGCATCTCTTGAGTGTTTAAAAGATCCTGGGGAATCATCATAAGGTACAAACCTAGCTAACTTCCCATTGCTTAGAAACAAATCTGAAAGAATTGCTGTGTATGCTTCTATAGTTTCTGTAGTTGATGTGTCTACAATACTTGACACCCCTTGAGGTGCTAGGTGATCTGTTGCAACACCTGCGTATTCATATGTAGATCGCTGTCTTTCTAGGGTCATATCAGATGAGTTTAGCCACTCACCTGTAGATCCTTGTATCCCATAATCGATTAAATTAATTAAACTTTCATCAGATACTTTTTCTTTATATCCATTAGATGCCATTAGAATGAACCCCTACCAGTAAGTATTTTCTTTGAGTCAGCTAAGTTGGCATAGTCATAGTTTTTATTACCTGCCTTTATAACAACTTCTTCCTTCTTAGGTTTAGGTTCTTTTTTAACTTCTGTTTCTTTTTCGATAAAACGCATAGCTCCCTCCGTGGGTCTAACTAACTTTGGGACTATGCCCTTATTTATTTCTTTTTAACTAAATTCGAGACTCCCATAAATACAGAAACAACACCAGCTACAGATACAAAGTATATAGAAGCCATGCTGCCTATAATCTCAGATGCTTGGTGTAACCCAAGAGCACCTGTGAAAACAACTCCAAAGGGATAAAGCAACATACCCCATAGAGCAAACCAAGCCATCTTTCTGATTTGATCTCTATGGGCATCTTCGTCTTCTATCCTTCTTCGTTTGTCATCTAGTAACAACGCATCCCATTCTTCTTGATCTATGTGACCGCTACTGTCTTTATCTACATCAGGAAAACTATTCATTTACTTTTTGATTGTAGGTTTTTTATGAACCAAGAACTTACTATTTTTGGTATGTGTGGCACCTGACATAATTTTTCCTTTAGCGTCCTTATGAGTTGGTCCCTTGTACTCTTTACCATTAGGTAAATAATGTTTAGATTTAGCACCCATTTAATCTCCCCTTCTAAAAAATTTGGTGGTGGTTTACCTGCCGCGACCACCAGCGCGTTATGAGGACAATGCAGGAAACTTTATTCTCTATAAGGAACTTAGAGAACCTAGGCATAACCATAGTATACCCTTGCGTATTCATTCTCTTCGTTTATGTTCACCATGTCGTGAGGAACCTTACCATCCATCCAATGTTGTATGACTATTTCACAGAACTCATCCTCTAGTTCCATCATATCCACATAGTCTCGTCTGGTTCGAAATCTAATATCTTTTCTCTCCATGATACATTCCTTGTGTTGAGCTTATCCCAGTGTGTACGTAATACCTCCGCACATATCGCTAGAGATATGACTGTATCATCGTAACATCCTGGAGCAGCTTCAGTTTTCCCACTTGCAGTGGCAATGTAATCTTTTAGTTCCCTAATTAATATAGGGGCTGGTATCATAATGTCTTCGTTATCTATGAGATTCTTTAAGTTCCCTATGATTACTGGTTTAGATGCAGAGGTTGTTCTAAAACCTAGACGCATACCCTCTTCATTAGACACATTAGCCATCTTAGTTTGTTTATATAGGTTTAGATAACCCATCTGTTCTAGTTTCTGTAGCGTAGCTATCCCCATTGAGTTAGATTCTACTGCTAAGAAAGCATTGTTGTAGTATCTGCCTAGATAGAAAAGTAATTCTCCCCATAAACTTGGATCAATCCTATTATTCCTATAGACAGCTACAATCTCGTAGCTATTATTCATAACAACTGCAGCACTGTAGTCCTGACCTACTCCTAAGGACACATCAGCCCCAATAACATAGGGTTCTTCCCACTTAGGGTACTCATATATAGAGAGATTACCTTCTTTGTTTTCATCAAACATCTTACTAGAAGGGTCCCACTCACTACGCCTTTGTTCTGCCCTAGGGATCAGAGAGTTTAGTTTCTCAATGTTGAATACATTAGAACCAGACACAATAAAAGCTTCATCTGCCGTAGCAGGGTACTCCTGTTGAAACTTAAGCTTACCACCCTCGGCAATCTTGAGTCTCCTCCAGTACATCTGATCTAAATCTAGTTTATAGTTTTCTACAATCTCTTCTTCTTCTAGTGTTAACTCCATACCCTCAGGTGCTGTACGTCTATACTCTGGAGTTATGAACCATGGTAGGAATATTGGTAGGTATTCGTTTTCTCCTGCAACAGCACCCTTCCATAATCTATAAAATTCTCCTTGAGCACCATTAGCTGTGGACTCTAGGATAACTTCTGTACCCTCTGCTTGTGATATACCTTGGAATAGACCAGCTAAGATCTTCTCATCGTGAGTCCAGAAGGCAATCTCTGAGAGATGTGCTATGGTTGGTGTAGTTCCCCTACCTGCTTCAGGAGATCCAGCTGTATATAGCCTGTAAGAGCCTACAGCATCCTTCTCTTGGTACGCAGGTGATTGGATTTTTATCTCTTTAGCGTTAGATGTAATCTCATTAGGGACTAAATCACCCTCCATGTTCCTGATAAGGTTCTTAGACATACTAAACAAAGCATCAGAGGTAGCAGAATCATGTGCCATAACTACAGATCTAGAGTGTGGGGAGAAGTAAGACTTCCAAAAGACCCTACCAGCACAGTATGTAGAGATACCTTGCTGCCTAGCCTTTAGGATAATAGCTCTGACTCTACCAGTTTTCTCTTGTTGTTCTTGAAGAGCCTCTGTAATCTTTATTTGACAGTCATTAAAGTTAAAAGGAACAAACCCTTTACTAGTATCCTTAGTTATTATCTTAATTTGTTCTGAAGCAAAAGAAGTAAAGTTGTTTTCGTACCCTTTAAGTTTAATTCTCTTCTCTTTTTCTTTAAGAAGAGACATGATCTCTTTGTTTTTCATACTGTTACCTATATGTTACATTGTCCCTATAAGGAACTTAGAGATAAGATAAAAGATAAATACTACATATCGTTATAAATCAATAAGTTAACTATGGTTTATGCGTCTGTGTAGTAGCCTAGGGGGATCTCTATGTATATACCTGTAATATTTTATGATTAGTTGATTATCTGTGAGGATTTGGGAGTACCCTTTGGGAATCATAGGGAGTCTTTGAGAGAGAGCCTCAAAGGATCTTTTTTATTATATGTACCCTTGTTTATTTTGGCTACCCCCCTATCACTCTTAGGGAACTCTCAGGGACTCCCAGACGAGCTGGTAGTCTACCAAGCATCTCTATAGGTGGTTGGTATCCATGTGGGTTCTTCCGACCTCTTAGAGAGTCTTATAGAGCCTCTGAGAGCTACTACCGCATAGATAGTAGCGAGATCCGTAAGATGCAGAGAGAATTAGACAGATGCTATGGGAGTATCTGATTCTCTAAGTTCCTTATAGGGAGAACTCTCTCTAAGACTCCCGATTGTTACTATATATATCTCTCTATCTTAGAGAACTCTCCCAGATTAGACCAAGCTAAGATTCAGTTAGTGTCTAATCTATCTTGCAGTAGTCTACCTGACTGGTGCAGTATCTGATCGTACCACGCCCAAGAGGTTGGGTACGCTCTATTAAGCATTGTTGGGGGCTCATCCTCAACTCTAACAACTCTTGAAAGGGTTTTATCATGGCTGATTCAGCTACACTACACACTGTTGTTCGTCCTACTTGGAAAGGCTACAAAGGCCAGAACCATGTTGCATACACTGTTGCATATGGTAAGTATGGTGAGTTCACTGTAACAAACTACAAGGCTAAATCGAATAGCTTTGATATCTACCTCAAGAAGAACGGATGTCCAATCCAAGTTCGTCTTGGTACTCTTGGTAAATTCGATACTGCAAAGGCTGCTCTTGCTCATGCCAAAGTTCGTATCAATGCTAAGATCAGGGCTAATCTCCCTAAGTAATAAATTGAACTAGCAAGGGCAATTACGATTGCCTTTCGTAGTCTAATTTAACAACTCTTGAAAGGAGTATATTATGACTATTGCCCAAACAATTACAGACTTGAGGATTGCCAAGAAAGA